CCAAGATTCTTGGTGGCGAGGGCTGACATCTCCCTTTGGGAGTCCCAAATGTTGTGGAGGTCCCCCCCTCAAGGGGGGATCTCCCAACATTGGGTCGGCTTGCATAAGACTATGGATTAACCCACCCAACTAAGAAAGCTGGGGAGTTATGAAAAGCCTTATGCTGATCCTGCAGGCGGTGCTCAAAGATCTGAGCACCTGGTGTTGCACAAGTACCACGGCTGATCTCAAAACGATCAGCCGTCGCGTTGAAGACGAGGGGTTATCGTTTCTCACGATAACCCTGGCAAACTTTGGAAAAGACTTCCAAAAAAGTCTTGACCAAGGTTTTGTCGGCTCCGACCAGTTCACCGGTTTCCGGCGATCTGGGGGTCTCCCGAGTTTGTTCTCGGGTTTCCTTTGCCGTGTCTTCGACAAGAGTTCGGGTCGATTGTTTGACGAGCCGGACATCGAATCAATCCGAGCCATACGTCAGATTACTCTGATGTGGGCAAAGATTGAACTTCCCTGTTCTGAACAACGGAACAAGAAAGCGATATCTGACTATGTCAAATGTGAAGCTGATGTTAAAGCTGCTGATCGTGCTATTAGTAATGATCTCCTATTGGAGTTTACTACTGCTAGCACTCAGCTATGGGCTGAGGTCCTCTCAGATGTAGACTACCAAGTCTACAAAGGGGAAATAATCCCCTCCCACGGGCCAGGCAGCACCGCTGATTCCCTGATGGGAAACCAAAAGTGGAACCAGCGATCATGGACCGAGCGTTTGGACAGCATCTTTTCGATTGAAGAGATGCTTATCCCAAATGTCCGGCACCATGAACTGCTTGACCGCATTAACATCAGTGAACCCGGTGAAGAATTACCGGCTAAGGTAATTCTTGTACCTAAAACGCTGAAAACACCTCGTGTAATCGCAAAAGAGCCAACTGTCATGATGTTCATGCAGAAGGCAATCGCGCGATCTATCACGATTTCTGTCGAGAGCTATAACCACTCGCGGCAGATTTTCGGATGGCAGGATAGGGTCCATAACATGGACCTAGCCCGTCAAGGATCCAGCGATGGATCTCTTGCTACGCTCGATTTGAGTGAAGCATCCGATCGTGTTTCCAATCAGCACGTACGTGCGCTACTCGCTCACTACGGTTCCCTTCGGGAAGCCGTAGAGGCTTGCAGATCACGGAAGGCTGAAGTACCTATTGGGCCGGAAAGAAAAACCATAATCCGACTCAGTAAGTTCGCGTCTATGGG